TCTCGGGGATTTTACACCTTGTGTTACAAGGGTCCGCCTGGGACGACATCCAGGTAGTTAGGCACTGAAACACTGATGGAGCTGTCCGGCTTTTTCTAGTGGAATATGGTTATAAGCGTTCTGTAGGATCAGACAGAATGCGGGTTACATGAACGATAATGAAAATGGTATTGCCCCGGGATGGGAAAGCTTACGCCATTATTAGTTTATAAAGGGATTGTTACCTTGTGCCTTTTAACAGTTACGAGTGATATAGAATAATTTCTACAATAATGGCCACAAACAAAACAGAGGTGGAGTTGCCGCAGAACAACTCAAATGCTGGTGTTGGCAGTCAACACAAGGTCACGGTAAACAAACAGAACTCTAAAGGTAGTCGCAATAACCTTAACTCCCACTTGCCTTCATCGGCCGGTGGGTCTAGTAGACAAACATCAACTACTAGTGCATCCTCTTATGGTGGTAAAAACACCCGCAAGAAAGAGAAGAGACCTAATCAACGAGCTGATGTTGATAACATGATTCATCGGGGATTGACAGAGTACAGGTCAACCGAAAAATACCGTGCAATTTGCGCGAAGAAAATCCACAATGCTGCTGGTTTAGATCGAGCTAACGCTCTCATCCGGCAGATACAACATAGTGTAGATCCGAACGAGTTTCATGTTTGCTTAGAATGCGATCGCATAGCTGATTATGAGCTATGCCCATGCGTGATCGCTGCTGTACCTCCACAACAACAACCTCCTCCATTACCAATCGACCCACACGCCAATATAGGTCATCTCGGGTACGTTGCTGAACCAGCAGGTTTAGTTAAACGTGCCGCATATTGGCTATTTGATTGGGAAAAGCCCGAATACCACCTCCCGCTTCAAAATAATCAGAAGCTTAGTGGCTTTTCTAACTCGATCATCAGTGACCAGAAACTGATGCCGAGTTTGTATAATTATATTGTCAACAATCTCAATATAAGTTATGCAGTTAATGGGGTAGAACAACGTAATTTGCGCCTTGAACATGCTAAACGTTTAGCAAGCAAATACGTTGAAACAAACAACATTGATGTGACAGAAGATACGGTCATGTCAGTCAGAATGCGCTTTACTATACAGAGAGCAACTGATCAAGCAGAGAATGCTATGTTGTATCGTGAAACAACACCTGGTCAATCTTTTGGTCAAGCCTGGTTCCCTCAGTCACTAGTGGCTTGGTGGCGTTTTATGATGTTGTTGTGTCTAATCGTGCTAGTTTTCGGCACACTAATTTCGTGGCTATCACCTACAACGATTGTCGCTCGCCTGTTATGCGCCATTGTGTTCAGGGTAGTAAAAACTATTCTCTGGAATCTGATCGACATTTATATGCCGATTGGAAATCTGCGACTGTTAGAATATCTGACAGGGACGCACGTGGCGATCTTTGCCCTTGCAAGTGTACTAGTATACCAACACTGGACACGGCGAGGAGGTTCTTTCAGGCGCCATTAGTTGAAAGAAAACCCGTTATCGTTATGTCCGGCTGCAGACATAATGTAATGGAAAGTTTGAAATGCAGATATTTGAAAACCACGCCTGATATCGGATCATTGGACATGGACTTAGTTTATAGGATAGTTGAGCACCTGGCCGTGCAAATGAAACAGACCTATAAACCAGAATTTAGTTTTAATCAATTTATCAAATCAAAACCGGGAGTTACTAGGAAAAGATATTTGAAAGCTTATAAACAACTTTTGAATGGTAGTAAACGCTTGGACAAAATTGACAGCATAGCAGCTTTTGTGAAAAACGAAAGATACTATGAAGAAGGAAAATCACCAAGGATGATTATGGGGCGGGACCCCAGATTTAATATTTTATATGCTCGTTTTACGTCAAGGCTTGAAGAAGCATTTTTCAGTCTACCGCAAGTTGCAAATTCATGTGATTATTGGTCATGTGGAGAAAAATTTGCAGCATTGGGTGGTGACTGGATGTTTGAGAACGACATGAGTAAATATGAATCAAGTCAGCGCAAGTTTCACTTGTGGCTAGAGTATTTGACATATTCTATGGTGGTTGGTAGAGATGAAGTCAATGATTTGTCAACATTATTTGGTGTGAAGACCAAGAAACATGGCCGTACTGGATGCGGTGTAGATTTTGATTTTGATTATTGTAGGGGTAGTGGAGATATGGATACTTCGTTGGGGAATGGTGTGATTAATTATATTGCTACAATGTATTTTATGATCATCAATTTCTGTAAGAAGCAATCAAATTGTCAGTTAGAAAAGTGTGGATGTTTGTTTGATAAATTCGTCCTTAAAGGGGATGATAATTACGGCAAATGTCCTGTGGGTCATAGTAAGTTGAATAACACTTTTCTTAATTTTGGATTTGATGCAAAGTTGAAATTGAACACTGAATGGAGGAAAACTGAATTCTGTTCTGGTAACTTCGTAGAGTTAAGCGGCGGACGATTTTATTACGTTCAAAAATTAAGCAAATTAATACAATCACTTGAGGTAGTGATCAACCCTGATGTTCTTAAGAACGGATGGGTAGCTCATTATTATAGATCTTTGGGTTTGATGTACAGTAAATTATACGGAAGTCTTCCCGTATATTCTGATATTGCAAAATTTTTGTTAACCGCAAGTTCCAAATTTGGCATTAATACAGCTCTGGTCAACGAGAGCTATGGCGCATCTGAAGCTTTTAAAGCAGTAGGAACCGATGATAATTCTGTTAAAACAGTAGATCTTTTGGAGACGACAATCCTTGATATCGCCATGGTTAATGACCTTAGCTTTGTAGAGCTGCAAGCACTTTCTGACTGGTTCAGAAATGCCAATTTACAACTACCCAAACACCTTTCGAAGAGGTGCAACATCAAAGGTAGTAAGAAGACCACTGATGAAAATGTCGCGGAAGACATTCCGTTGGATGTAAGAAGTAATACTGCGCGTAAGCAATGTAGGCTTTGGACCAAACAACTAAGAACGTTCTACTACAAAAACCGCGAACAGCGCATTTCTTACATGTGCGCTGTGGCCAAGGGAGGGTAATATCTCTTGGACTAACCATTTCATCAGCTTAGCCAGATCGC